GTAGGTGAGACAGATAAGCAAGCTGATACTGTCGCTAGTATTAGGACTGTTTGGTGGTTTACTCATATGGCTACATGTATCTTTATTATTCTCAATGCAATCGCCAATCATGGTTGGAACTTAATAGGATTATAGGAGGCTATTATGTCATACGGTACAGGTACATACAGCAGTAAACCTAAGAAAAAGAAAAAGAAGCCAGTTAAAAGGTAAGTAAAAATGTCTACAGTAAATAAAGCAGGAAACTACACTAAGCCCACTATGCGTAAGAACTTGTTTAACAAGATCAAAGCAGGAACTAAAGGTGGCAAGGCTGGTCAATGGTCTGCTAGGAAAGCTCAGATGTTAGCCAAGGAGTACAAGGCAAAAGGTGGAGGCTACAAATGAAAGGTGTAAATCACTACAAGAAAGACGGTACTGTCCACAAAGGCGGTACGCACAAGATGCCTGACGGTTCTTTGCACTCAGGTAAGTCTCACGGCAAAACTAGTGAAAAGCTATTCCACTATAATGCTTTGTCAGATAAGGCTAAACAAAAAGCGAGGAAGTCATGGCGCTAAAAGAATCACAAAAGAGCCTAAAGAAGTGGACTAAGCAGAAGTGGCGTACACCTTCTGGTAAGCCTAGCGGTAAGACTGGAGAAGTCTACGCGCCTTCTAAGACAATCAGCAAGCTGAAGTCCACAGCAGCAGGGAAGAAGAAACTAGCGGCTGCTAACAAGAAGAAACGAGAGGCTACTGCCAAGGGCAAGCAACACGCCAAACACGGTCTTCATAAAGGTAAGAAACGATGAAAGGTCAGACTCACGGTGGTAAAGGCAGCGCCCAGAGAAAGACAGACTCAAAGAAATTTGCAGCTAATTGGGATGCCATATACAACAAACCAGCACAAAAGTCAAGTAAAAATAAGAAATAACGCTTGACTTTTTTAATCGTTTATGATATAATAAGTAGTATATGAAGTGTTTATAACTCATTAATGATTACTTAACTTAACTGTCCTTATAGGAGAAACAGTTTGATTGACCCTAAACTAGAACTATATTACCGTAACATGAGAGATATGTTTCGTTCAGAAGGTTGGAAACAGTTGTTAGAAGACCTTAACTCAAACGCGGTATTGATTAACTCAGTAGAAGTAACTAAAGACTTAGAAGACCTGCACTTTCGTAAAGGCCAACTCTCAGTCATGGCGAACATACTAAATTTAGAAGCTCAGATTGACACAGCAGAGCAGCAGCAACTAGAAGACGCAAAAGAATAATGCGTATCATGGTTGAGTTTAAGTGTGAGGACGGACACATTAACGAAAGACTTGTTGATTCCGAATGTACACACATACCCTGTTTAGACTGTGGCAAGATAGCTAACAGAATTGTAAGCGCAGTGCGTTCCAAGTTAGACCCTATCTCTGGCGATTTTATGGGTGCTACCAGACAATGGGAAAGGAACAGGGCACAAAAGCTACAACAAGAGCGCAAGGCCAACTCCTAACCGAAGCCCTGCATAATACACCTCCATAATGAGAATACTCACGGAGTTTAATAATGGCAACACTTATAGACGAGCGTCAAGAAGACGAAGTAGAAATCAACGAAGAAGAAGAAGTAGTAAGTCAAGTGACTGAGGAACCTCAAGTAGAGGAGACTCCTCAAGAACCAGAGCAAGACGACATCCCTGACAAGTACAAAGGAAAGTCAACGGCTGAGATTGTACGGATGCACCAAGAGGCTGAGAAGTTACTAGGCCGACAGAGCAGCGAAGTAGGGGAACTACGGCAAGTTGTTGATAACTACATTCAGACACAACTCGACACAACACCAGCAACCCAAGAACCTGAAGAAGAAATAGATTTTTTCTCTGATCCCGACAAGGCTGTCGAAAGAGCAATTAAGAATCATCCTTCAATTAAAGCTGCTGAAGCTCAGACCCAGCAGTACAAACAACAGACAGCGCAGGCTCACTTGCAACAACGTCATCCCGACATGCAAGCGATTCTGCAAGATAGTAAGTTTGTTGATTGGATTAAAGGATCAAAGATTCGTACTCAGCTCTTTGCACAAGCGGATACGCAGTATGACTATGAAGCTGCTGACGAGCTTTTCACTAATTGGAAGGAACGTCAAGGCGCAGTAGCTCAGACTGTAGCTAACGAGAAAGCAAGCAGGAAAGAAGCTGTCAAGACTGCCTCAACAGGCGGTGCAAAAGGAAGTGGTGAGACAGCAACTCGCAAAATCTATAGACGCTCAGACATTATTAAACTAATGCAAACTGACCCTGATAGGTATTTAGCTTTATCTCCAGAAATTGAGAGGGCTTATGCTGAAAAGAGGGTTAGATAACTAATCTCTTATAGGAAGTATTATCATGGCTACATCAGTATATCCCGCAATGGGCGGAGCAGTAGACAACACTAGCGCAGCTACTTTTATCCCAGAAATCTGGAGTGACGAAGTAATTGCTGCATACAAGAGCAATCTTGTAATGGCTAACCTCGTTAAGAAAATGAGCATGACTGGTAAGAAAGGTGACACCATTCACGTTCCTAAGCCTTCTCGTGGCGCAGCTACTGCTAAAACAGCTAACACTGCTGTAACTATTCAGAACAACGTAGAATCTGAAGTTCTGATTAACATTAACAAGCACTTTGAATTCTCTCGTCTTATCGAAGACATCACCGAAGTACAGGCTCTCGCTTCACTGCGTCAGTTCTACACTGGTGACGCTGGCTACGGTCTGGCCAAGCAGGTTGACAACGATCTGTTTGAACTGGCTAAGTCTTTCGGTGACGGTGATGGTTCTAGCTATGTAAACTCTGGTTCTTTCCAGATCAACACTACCACTGGTGCTCTTGAAGCATTTGACGCTGACGGTGCTGCTGACATTGGTGCATTCTCTGACGCTGCGTTCCGCGCACTGATTCAGAAGCAAGACGATGCAGACGTTCCTATGGACGGACGTAGCTTCCTTGTGCCACCTTCACTGCGTAACGCTATCATGGGTATTGATCGCTACACTTCTACTGACTTTGTTAATGGCAAAGGCGTAGAGACTGGCAAGATTGGCAACCTGTATGGTGTTGATGTATATGTTTCTACTAACGTACCTGTCATTGACACTACTGGTGGTGCTTCCATCCGTGGCGCTCAGTTGATCCACAAGGACACTAATGTTCTTGCAGAGCAGCAAGCTGTACGTTCACAGACTCAGTACAAGCAGGAGTTCCTTGGTACTCTCTACACTGCTGACACTCTGTATGGCGTTCAGTGCATGCGTCCAGAAGCAGGCTTCACCCTAGCTGTAGTATAAGCTAAACTGGGGGATTCTTCGGAGTCCCCCTTTCTTTTTTCCCTTCTTTTGTTTTCGTAGGAGCTATTTAGGCTGTTACAAAATACTCAATAATAGCCACTACTAAAGCAAATAAAGCAACAACCTATCAGGATATAAACAATGGCTACAAAAATTGTAACTAAAAACAGCTCAACCGCCTCTGCTGTGCCTACAGCTAGTGATCTTGTGCAAGGTGAACTGGCGGTCAACGTAGCTGATAAACGATTATTTACTGAGGACAACGGTGGTAGCATTGTTGAACTTGGTACTAACCCCAGCACCATAGACATTAACGCAGGCACTATTGATGGTGCTGTTATTGGCGGCACTACTCCTGCTGCTATCACAGGTTCTACTGTAACATCTACAGGTAACATTGTAGTTACAGGCACAGTAGACGGACGCGATGTAGCCACTGACGGCACTAAGCTAGATGGTATTGAGGCTAATGCAGACGTGACTGATACAACAAACGTCACTGCTGCTGGTGCTTTGATGGACAGTGAAGTTACTAATCTAGCGCAAGTTAAAGCCTTTGACTCTGCTGACTATGCTACTGCTGCTCAGGGTGCTACTGCTGATGCGGCACTTCCGCTTGCAGGTGGCGCACTAACAGGCGCTGTAACAACTAACAGCACGTTTGATGGACGAGACGTAGCCACTGACGGAACTAAACTTGACGGTATCGAAGTTGGTGCTACAGCAGATCAAACTGCTGCTGAGATTAAAACCGCCTATGAAAGTAATGCAGACACTAACGCATTCACTGATGCTGACCATACTAAGCTAGATGGTATAGAAGCCAGTGCAGACGTTACAGACACAGCTAACGTCACAGCCGCAGGTGCGCTGATGGACAGCGAGTTGACTAGCGAAGCGTCTGTTAAGGCATTGAATCAAGGCGTAGCCACTACTGACAGTCCTGCCTTTGCTAGCCTTACTGTAGACACAACCACCCTAGCAGTTGACTCAACAAACAATCGCGTGGGCATAGGGACTAGTTCGCCTAGCAGCCCTTTGACAATACAAAATGACGGTTCTGGTATTGTTGATAGCCTTGAATTTGCAAACGGAACTGGAGATGGTAATTACGTTAAAGGAAAGAAAGCACTAACACTTTCCGCAGACTATGATAATAATTCTAGTGCTGGGCAATCATTTATTTCTTTTGATACTGATGGCTCAGAACGCATGCGTATTGACTCCTCTGGCATGCTGGGCATAGGAACTACAACACCAAGTCAAGCGCTAACAGTAAATGGCACAGACGCAAGGATTTATCTTACTGGTGCAAACACTGACATTGCTATGGATAGCTTACATAGCGGCCAGCTATCGCTTGATGGTAATGCCTATGGGTTTGGTATTGCGCTGAATGCTAGTGGCGCTCAGTTATACACAAACTCTGCAACCCGTGACCTGATATTCGGTGTCAATGAAACTGAGAAAATGCGTATTGGTTCCAACAATGTCTCGATAGGTACAGTCACATCCCCAGCAAATTTAGGCACATCTACAGACAGCAGCGACACTGGCATGTCCACCAATACTACTGGTCGCGTGTCTTTTGCCAGCAACAATACCTATATCATGACATTGAACCGCTACAGCTCAAATGGTCAAATACTCAGGTTTTCTAAAGATGGCGTAGTTACAGGAAGTATATCAACAAACGCTAATTCCCTGCCTTCAGATAGAAACTTTAAGAAAAACATTTTAGACCTTGCTTTGGGTTTAGACTTTGTTAATTCGTTAAGCCCTAAAACTTACAACTTTAATATTGACGATGAAGGCCAGCCTGTTATGACAGGTTTAATTGCTCAAGAAGTTGAAGCAGCGCTTACTGCCGCAGGCATAGAACATAATAGTATGACTCTGTTGCAGTACGAACCAACTGAAAATGTCAATGACTCAGATTATCAAATGGACTACGTTAAGTTTGTGCCTATTTTGATTAATTCTATTAAAGAACAACAAACCTTAATTGACTCACTAACAGCTCGTATAGCTGCATTAGAGAATAATTAATGATTGATCCAGTCACAGCCATCAGCATAGCCACTAACGCGTTTGGTACTATCAAGCGCATGGTAGCTGCTGGTCGTGAAGTGGAGGATACACTAGGACAGATAGGGCGCTGGTATGGCGCTGTAAGTGATTTAAATGAACACAAACGTAGAGCAGAAAACCCACCTTTGTTTAAGAAGATTGTTTCGTCACAATCTGTTGAGCAAGAGGCAATGCAGGTATATGCTCATCAAAAGAAAATACAACAGCAAGAGAAAGAACTTAGAGAACTCCTGATGTACACCTATGGTGCAACAGGCTACAAGGAGTTAGTAGAGCTGCGTAGGAAGATTAAAGAGCAGCGAGAGAAGACCATATACGCGCAGGAGCGCAGACGTAAGGCAGTATTCTGGAACACTATACAGATCACAGGCATCCTCGTATTAGCCACTGGTCTTTACTTAACAATCTCTTGGATCATAGGACAAGGAAATGGATGAACAAACTAAAGAC